TAACGTGTATAACGTCACTTCTGTATCGGAATACCGCTCAACATTAGTGCCTATGCGGTTTATTGACTGGTCATAGTACATTGTCCAGTCATTTACTTGCGGCAACGTGGAGCGATTCTGATAGCCTTGATACAAGTTATCCTGCTCTACATCGGTGTATTTCAGAATAAAATCATTCACAGCTTCATACATTCGAACCACTCCAATCACTCGCCGTAAAATCGGGCGGCGTTACAACCATGTGGATTCCCACGTTGCACCACCCGTCCCAACTCCAATCTTCCAGTACTGCGGTAACAAGCCAGTATGTGCCATCGGAACGCTTGAGAATATCCCCATTGCGTGTAATAGGCAACCGCCTTTCGCCGCTTACCGGTAAGGATGTATCAGAATACAGGAATACCTGCTCACTGGTTTGCGTATCATTTATCGCTTCAAGATGTTTCAGCGTATCACTGTCCAATGGCTGAAAATTGGCTTTGATAGTTTTCGGCTCTGCGTATACGGGCTTCACTTTTCCCTTTACGTTCTTTTGCCCTAAACTCTGATACAATATGCAGTTTTCATCGGGGTGGATTGCAGTAATCGCACCTCTCACAACATGATGTAAGTTAACGCCAATCATTTATGTTCCACCTTGTACGTAATCGAATTAATCATAACGCCAGTATCATGCAGTACCCTTGTTGTGTCGTTTCCTTGCTGATTCTTACCCTTTGCACCAGCAGATTTCCTTGCCTTTGCCGCTATCGTTGCGGGCTTGTTAGGTCTTGGGTCATCCGGCGACCACGCTTTAATAGTTTTCACGACATCTTTCGATGCGGTCTGCCCTACCATATCGTGTGCCGCTCGTATACTGCTTTCCTTGATGCCTTGCGAACGCAGGATGCCCTGGAACATCTTGCACCATCTATCCCGATTTTCATCGGCTGTACGCTTCAGGAACGGGCGGGGTGGATTGTGATCGCCATACTCATTCAGATAACCAACATACGCAACAGGAGTTCCATCGCTATAACTTGCTCCTTCGAAAATTCCAACCTGCGTTTCGTATTTAGCATCTTTGATGTTTTGCAGATACTTTTTCAAGCCTTTCAGCCGCAAGTCAATCTTCCCAATCGCTAACATGGTGTCCACCCTATATACCGCATACCAACACGATATTTAGCCGTAGCGAGCCAGAACATACTGCCGCACTGGGTCTGTGAGTACCATGTAGGATTATTGGTATACGCCTGTAAGCTGACGCTGACTTTACCCTCTGTGGCGGCAGTAAGAAGCCCCGGCATAGCCGTACCCCTCTGCTGTAACGTAGCAATATGGCACACAAGCATATACAGCAGGGTCTTGCGTTCAGCCAGATCCGTTACTTTGCTGTTTGCTGTGTTATCACAGAGCAGGCAGGCTACACTGAAAAACTGGGTTAACTGTTCTGGCGTGAAAACATTATTAAACTGTGGATATAACGCTAAAAATTCACTAGCGTCAAAAATTACCACATTATCCATGTTCAGCCCTCATTTGCTTTTACTTTGGTTTGTTTTTCGTCAATAGGTTCATATCCATTCCGCAGGGCTTTCCGCTCCTTGGCTTCAGCCCTTGCGTTACTGGCTTTGGTAGCAAAAATCAAACCCTTTTTAATTCTGGCATCTTCTTTATAGATGCTGGCAATTTGCTCCCATGCTTCCTTTGGCACATTCATGGTAATGCCATAAGCACCCAAAGGAAGCACACCAGCCGCCTTTCCACGCAAATGTCCGCTATTCCCCTTAATGAGGATTTCTACTGTCCTGCCTGCCCGGTCTTTTACCTCAAAAGTAATGTCTCTAGGAAAATTGGAGCAGACAGTAACAGTATCATTCTTTTCCGGTTCATCCAGTTCATCCGCAAGGATGACTTCCCCGGTTTCAAATTCAGCTTTCTTTGCTGGTTTCTTTGTGCTTGTGCGTTTTTTTGTTTCTGCCATGATAATATCCCCTAATTAATGGTTATACACCGCTCATAATCTGGATAGCAAACGGACGCAGTACTACTGCACCATATGTGCCAGCAGAGAATTTCTGCTTGTAGCTGGACAATTCCGGGATAAGCTGGTGCTGTCTCATTTTCTCACTGAATGCCAATTCGGCAACAGGGACGCCATCCACTTCCCTAGCACACATCAGTACGGAATCAGTGCCGCCAGCGGACAGTTCCGGGAGCGTTACAAAGTCAATGCTGGTAAAGTAGTTTTTCAGCATATCAATAACGCTCTTTCCGTAGTCAGTGGTCTTGCCCAGCATTACCATAACAGCCGGGGGGGCAGCCAGTACCAGATCCGCATCTACAGAGATTCTGCCCTGCGAATGTTCTGCCAGCTTGCCAAAAATCTTAATGATATCATTGTAAATTTCTACAGTGGTCTTTGCACTCCACAGCACCACATTGGTGCGTACAGTTTCCGGGGTGATATCAGCCGGGAGATTAGGGTCATTCAATAGGCCGTAGATTCTCTTGCCGGCCACACCTTTGAGGTAGAATTTATTGGCATCTACATCCAGAATTTCAGCGGCAGAAATCTGCTTTTCGCTAGCCAGTTCAATAGCCGCCTGCCCCATCATAGCCATTTCACGCTCTCCGTAGCGGATAGTGGTCTGGTAAATGTAGTTATCACGCTCCGGGTATACTACATTGATGTCACTGGTAGCCGCATTGCTGAAATCAGCATACGGAGCGGTAGTGCCAAAAGCTTCTACAGCTTTGAACATTGCACTGCTGGTAGTCCAATCACCTTTTTTACGCTCACCAAAAATTTTACGAGCGTTCCGGGGTGCAGTTAAGATCCGTACAATAGCCGGGTCAACATAAGTAGTCAATACAGTAGGTACGCCAATATTAGGGGCAGTGATAGCCGCATCATCCGCACCTACAAAGTGTTTAGCGGAATCGAAAACAATGCCGCTGTCACGCATGGCTTTGCGTAATTCTTCCTTGGTAATAGTCATGTTATCTATCTCCTTTCAGTTAGTGTTTGGTAATGATAGCCAGTTCACCAGAGCCAGCAGAGGTATCAAATACCCATTCAGTTTCCACATGCCCGGAAACAGTAGCACCAGCCGCACCGCCCTTAACAGAGCCGTCAGTGGTGGAAGCAAAAACTTTCTGCCCTTTGGTTACAGCCGCAGTAACTGCTACATAAAAATCACCGGCCACCGCTACAGTAGCAGTAGAGCCAGCAGGCACCGCATTGGTGTAAGCCAGTTCCGTACCCATGGGTACATTTACCTCGCGCACTACCAAACCCAGCGGTACACCGCTACCAGAGGGGTTAACTTGTCCAGCATTAGTGCTGTCTTCCCAGCAGAAACAGCCAGCAGTTACTGCCGCCTTTGCAATGTATCCCCGGGGAGTGCTAACAATAGGATTTACAGCCGCATAGCCGCCCGGTAATCCAGCGGCAGGCTCAATGTTTACTACATTCTGAAAAGTGTAATCTACAGCCATGTTTTATTCTCCTTTCATCATTTACGGATGGCTTTCAAAGCCTTAATATATTCATCTGCTTCGTCGCAGATTTCAGCACCAGCCACGCTGTCAACAGCCATAGGCTTATGCTCCAGTACCATGTCCACCATGCCCTCATAGGCGGCTTCCGGGTACTTCTTGATGTCTTTTCCTGCTTTTTCCAGAGCAAAGCTGTAAACTGCTTCCGCACTGTCAAAAGCAAAGGGGTTTGCAATTTCCCCTACCAGGGGGCGTACTTTCTTGGCGGCATCATTGATGTGGCGTAACTTTTCCGTTACCCTCTGCTCAATAGCCTTGATGCTGTCCTCACCCAGCACACGCTCCATGCCTTCACGCTCATGGTCAGCGTCAATGCGTTCCGGGTCTGCCTTTTCCTTGCGTTCCCCATAGCGTACACCCATTTCAAAAGCTTCTTTAAATTTGGGGTCTTTCATGAGTTCATCAAGGTTTTCTTCATCTGTGGGCAGTTCTTCATCTTTGCCACAGGCATCTTCCGCTTCTTTTGCTTCCATGCCCTCTGCTTCATGTTCACTGTCCAGCTTCAGCGGCTCTTTCTTTTCCACCTCTTCACCATAGGCTACACCCTCTGCAAAAGCCGGGTCTTCATCCTTGGCGGTGGTCAAAGCTTCCAGTGCCGCTTTTGCCGCCTGCTTTTCTTCTTCAGAAGCCTGCGGTAAAAATTTGCTGATAAAATCATCAATCGGCATAACTTTGTCTCCTTTCTCAACTTTGCCTTTATATTTAACGGCATCAATGCCGTCAGCAACTTTTACATCATGTCCTGCTCTCCCTTCGGGAACAAGCGCAACATGATTTCCTTTTATGTCACGCATGATAAAGTCATAGTGTACTTTACTGCCATCCGCTTCGGTATATTCTCCTGCCGTAAAGTCGGGAGTGAATCGGTAACTGCAACTAATCTCTTTTGCCGTTCCATCCTCGATAAATCCAATAGCCTGTGCATCCGTGACAGTTAAACTGTTTTTCAGATATGGTTTTTCAAACACAGCATCAGTTCCCATGCTTCCTACTACCCACTCCTTGGGTAGGTTCTCTGCATCTGTGGGATGATGTTCTAGGAGCAAAGGCAAGCCGTTAAAAGTATCAGCCGCCTTTTCCAGTTCCGTGGGGTCACGCAATCCGTAATAAATGCTGCCTGGTTTGAAACCATGAGCCGCACTGCCCTCTATCTCACGCCCTAGGTAGGGGTTTACTGTAGCCTTGCTTATGGGCGTTAATGCCACATGCAGAAAGCCATTTTCATCTTTGGATCTGACGCTGGGCGTAGCGTCAAATAGTAAGTTATTCATAAGCCCTCACTCTGTTCCGGGGAAAAGAAATTCCTGCGTACACATGCAGTAGATTAACTGCCCCGGCAGCACATTCTCACCCACATCCGGGTCATACAGCCCCACATTGATATCAAATTCTTCCCCATCCATTTCCATGTGGGTTATGCGGCTGGTCTTCTCTCCCGGTATGTGTATCCACCTTGCTTTAGTAGCCCCATAGGCTTGGGCGTTTGCCCTGGCAAAGTCCTGCGTTACCTTTTGGGTCTGGTCTTTGGCTATCAGTTCTGCCCTGCGTTCAGCGTTCTGCACCAGCGGATGGTCTATCTTATCTTCTATGGCTTCCTTGATAGCCGCCCGGTCTCCACCCCGCTCAAACGCTTTTTCTACAGTTCCCTGTACCTCTTGCAAAAAGGTCTGTGGTATGGTCTTGATAGGGCTTACGCTTTCCTGCACAAAGTCCTTGATAAGCTTTTTCTCTGCCCCTGTGTAGTGGGGAGTTAACGCAAAGCCCATTTTTTTAAGCTGATTCATTACATCTTTCTGGGTGCGTTTCTGCACGGAATCAGCCAGCCATCTAGCCATTTCCTTGGCTCTCTTTTCAAAGATGCCATACCACCTTTTCCGTAGCCTTGCCATTATCTCTGTAAGGGTCAGCGGTGCGTCACTAGCCAAAACGCTGTATAATGCCCCCAGTTCCCTTTTTACATCCTTGTGCATGGCTTTTATCAGCCTGCGGATTTCTCGCCTGTATTTAGCGGCATATCCTGCATTCGGGAACATTCTTCCGAATGTGATTCTCTGCGGTTTCATTCAATCACCACCTCTTTTTCTTCGGGAATATCCAAAGACGGGAAATCATCCTCACGTTCAGTTAACGTATTGTAACCGCTGTTCGCATCAGCAATAAGGCGCTCCCTAGCTTCATCCTCACTGATTACCCCGGTACTGATTAATACCGCATCCGTATCAGCCTGTATCTTATTGGTTTCCGCTATCTTGCGTTCATCATCCTCACTCAAGGGGTTAAATGTGAAAATAATGCTGTCATCAATTTCACCATATCTGTTCTGCTGTAACACCCTTAACACCCTGCGGATGGCTTCCCCATACATCTTTTCCTGCTGTGCTTTGATGTTGTCATAGTGGTTTTGCAGTTCCATGTCACCAGTGCTGAAGCCATTAGGTGACAGCCCCCACATCTTGGTAACAGGCTCGTTGAACATAGCCGCTACAAATTCCATGCTCTGGCGTACAATGTCAGTAACTCCAGCCAGTGAGGTGGTCTGTATCACAAGGTCTTCCATTTCCTTGTCAATAGCCGCACAGCCGTCATTGCTACGATTCTGCACAAAGTACTCTATACGGCTTCTTAAAGCTTCATCAAAGCCGCCTTGCAGTACCTCTTCCATATTGGTTTTAAGGATGGTTACCGCATACTTCTGTAACAGCCTGCCAGCCGCTTCCCTGTTTTCCGTATAGTGTGCCACAGCATCCAGCACTTTCTGTGCCAGCGGTAAGCCAAAGAAATTATAGGCAGGCTTTAACAGGCTGGTCAGCTTGTTCTCTGCAAAGTAGATAAGCCTTGAAGCGTGTACCGGGATGCCCTGCACATACCACAGTGAGGGATTGAAATAGTCTTCAGCCATGGGGTTTGTGGAGTTATAGCCGCCCGGAGTTACTAGGTACGGCTCTATAATGCGGAAGCCCCGGAAGCTGTCTGGCGTAAAGGTGTACTTGTCAAGAATCAGCGGATTAGCCAGCACCTCTTCCCCGGTATCAATGAACATGAGACAACCGCCCATGTACCCACACAAAGCGGAAGCGGATCTGAACAGTTCCCTAACTTTGTACTTTTCAATGTCTTCCGTTAAGGCATCCAGCACCGCCTGCTGTTCATCCGTTACTTCTTCATCCGTACCCTTACGGCTTAACTCTCCCCATTTCCGGGTCATTTCATCCGCTCGCATTTCCACGCCAGCCCGGATTAAGCCATTCTGGGAAAGATTTGCTAAAGCCCCATAGCCCAGAAATGACGCATCCGCACAGTGCAGCACCCCCATGGCTTGCAGGCTGTGCTTCATCCCATCCTCCAGGAAGCCCTCAAGCTGGGGCTTGATGGCATCAAATGCCATAGCGTTCTGCTGTGCCACCGCCTTGGGTACTGCCGCCAGCGTCCGGGGCAGATTAAAGTCATTCACATCAAAGTCAGCCCGGTCTTGCAGAATGCCCCTATTCACTTTTAACTGTTTTTTCTTCTTGCCCATTACTACCTCCGCAAGTTTGCGGCATTAAATCTTATCGACTTATGTTCCGTTATTTTCTCGCAAACGCCCGTGAGTGCGTCCTCTGCATCATCATGTGCATTCTTACCTTCACGCTGATAATTAAGCACGTGTTCCGCAAAATCAGCCCATCTTTCTTGCCAGTTTGCAGGAAAATAAACGTGTTCCATTACCCACGTTGAATTGGATAATATCCTCGCAACCTTGTTTGCTGATTGATGAAACCATTTCACTGTGCATTTGTTTGATTTATACGTTTCCATCAAAATTCGCTTTACGCTTCTTGCAAATCCCTTGCCGCCATTGTTTGATTCAATATCAGCAACATTCACCTCGTTATCGTAAAGCAGTTTGGCCGTTGCAGGCTCGGTTACTTCCATCGGCTCTTTGGTATAGAGTAAATCCAAAATATAGGCTTCGTGATTGTATTCCCCATAAACAATACTACACAGATAATCACTCCCTTCATCAGCGGTATCTGTGTAGTTGCATATCCGTTTGAATAGCGGTTTGCCGCCGCCATCTCTCGGAATATCCTCGTATGTTTTTATCTTGGTGTACAATCTGCCTTTAATATCAACAGGCGTTTGTTGGTAGTTTGCTTCAAAAATATCCCTCGGCATTGTTTTTCGCTTTATCTCATACGATTTTTCCGAAAGAATATCATCGCAAAGCATACTGCCATCATCGTTCTTGGCTTTCATTACAACGTGTACAATCTTCAAGCCCAAATCCGAAAAATGTTTTAATGCCCTGCCCGTTAAATCATCCGTTGCCCATCTTGTGCCTACGATGATTATCTTGCCGCCTTCCTCAAGCCTTGACAACATGGTTGAAGTGAACCATTCCCAATGCCCTTGTTTTATGTTGGCGTTGTATGCTTCCAATGCGTTTTTGATGATATCGTCCACCTGCAAGATTTGGCAACCAAACCCTGTCGAAGTGCCGGAAGGAGATGTCGCAAGGTAGTTTTGATGTCCACCTTCCAACGCCCACAGATTCATTGCACCATCGCCCTGTTTGATTCTGACGTTTGGGAACACATCAGAATACACTGGAATGTAAGGGTCAGCCTTGACCATCTGTATCGTGTTTCTTACCTGTTTGGAAAATGCCGTTGACAGTGTTTCATTGTAGCTTCCTGTCACGACCTTTTTGCTTGGGTCTTTGCCGAATATCCATTCAACAAGGTTTCCCATCGTCCTTGACTTTCCTGCACGGGGCGGCATGTTCACGATCAATACATCGTCCTCGCCCTCAATGAATTCCTGCAAGGTATCACACAATGTTTTCAGATATTCGTGTTTATAAAAATCAGGTGCTTTTAACAGACAGTAATCATAGAAATGCCGTCTTGCTAATTCGCATTTCGCACCCAGTGCAATTATTTTCCTGTCCATTCGACCACCTTAACCACAAAATTGTATAAATTATTTTTGCCCTTGGATATATTGCCGGGGATTCATCCCACCTTTCGCCATATCCAAAAAGCAAATCAGAACATTTTATTTTAATCTTTCGCTAACTTCCGCAGTTCATCTTCTGTCAGATTAGCATACGGATTCACGTTGTTGGTCACTGTTACGTTGGTCTGTTGCTGTTTGACCTCGCCAATCAGTTCCAGCACCACCCGAAGCATATTACTGTTCCGCCCTGCCATCTGTACCGCATTGAATAACATCTGCCCACCATAGGTTGCAGGAAGTCCTGCTTCTTTCAGTTTGGCTTCGATTTCCGGCTTCGTTAGCCTGGCATTAAGGCAGATTTCTGCAAGTTGACGCATGGTTTTCTTTTCACGTTTGGCTTCACCTGATGCCTTGCCGCCCTTTTGCGAAATTCTCCGTTGTTTCTCGGTGCTATTTTCCGAAAAACCCTTACCCTTTTTTAAGTTTTGTAATTGTTTTTCGGTCACTGTCATGATTCAGCCTTCTTTTCCTGTACAATCGTTTTAATTGCCGAATTAAATCTTTCTTGTGCATTCCGTCAGGAGTGTTTGCTATAATCAGTTTCAGTTCTTCAATCTGCATTTAACTTCACCGCTTTTTGTCCTGTGAATGTTTCCCATCTGTTTATGATTACATCGACCCATTGCGGTTCAATTTCCATTGCGAAGCACCTGCGATTTAATTGTTCGCAAGCCATCAATGTTGAACCACCGCCACCGAACAAATCAAGCACGATTTCTTCTTCCCTGCTACTTGATTTTATTGCCCTACTACACAATGCAATCGGTTTTGGTGTGCTATGTCCAACCCTTTCGTCTTTTCCTGCTCTGTCAAAATGCCATACATTGTTTTGGTTGTCATGAGTATTATCAAAATAAGCACGAGTGGAATAATATTCCTTTTTGATTTCCCCGTATTCCTTTTTGAAGCCCTCACCCTTTGCGTGATGTTGCCATGTCTTGTATTCTTCCTCTGTCGGCATCATCCATTGAGATTTATCAAACCAATGGCATCCGCTTGTCGGAGAATGACCGCACATTTTTTTCATATCAGCGTTGCTCCATCCCATACGGTCTCGCTCTTGTTTTAAGTAAATACGTATCGGCTCCCACGCTGCAAAATAATTATCTGCATTATTAGAAAACCCCTGCACCCCACACATAACAAAAAGGCATTTTTCATCAGCAATGGGATACATTCGAAACTCACTTGCAAGCTGACCTTGACCATTCTTTTTATCCCATGTCAGCAAATTTCTGAATGTAATCTTGTTTTCTTTCTGCATCGGTTTCAGTATTTCGGCATATATGTCCATCAGTGGTTCATCAATGCCCCAACAATACCAAGAACCGTTTTCCTTTAGTGCCGAAAATGAAAGTGGTATCCACTCCTTGTTGAATGCAAGCAGGTCGTCAAAATTAAGGTTGTCATTGGCAACACCTTCGTTTTCCTTCTTCATTCCGTAGGGCGGGTCGGCGAACACCATATTTGCCTTGCATCCGTCCATCAACTTTTCAACATCGTCAATTTTTGTGGAATCACCACACATCAACCGATGCCGTCCAAGTTTGTAAATGTCACCATATTTTGCTATTGGTTCAGCAGGTGGTTCTTCGTCAAAATCATCTTCGACAACTTCCTGCGGTGTTTCTTCTTTATCGTCAAACCCCAAAAGGGTCATATCAATGGTTTCGATTTCTGCAAGTTCTGTGTCAAGTAGTGCCAAATCGAAATCACTGTTCATCGTCAGCTTATTGTGGGTCAACGAGTAAGCTCTGCGTTGCTCATCGGTCAAATCGTCCAACCGAATGATAGGGATTTCTTTCACACCCATCTGCTTCAATGCTTCATATCTGCCATGACCTTCGACAATTTCATCATGCCATACCCCAATAGGGTCAATGTTGCCGAATTCCTGCATGGAATTTTTGATTTGTTCAATCTGTTCCTGCGGATGCAACTTTGCATTGCGTTTGTAGGGTTTTATCGTGCTGATTGGCACATATTCAACTTGCAATTTCATTTTGTGTCCTCCCAAGCTTAAAAATGAATGTATTAAATTAAAAACCCCCTAAAGTGGTGGCATCCGGGGGAAGACACCACCAAATAGGAGGACACACGATGTGGATTTGTTGCGGAATAAGACTAACACCAATTTCGCCCTGTTTTGACAATACCATTATAGCAGGTAAAACCCTGAAAAAGCGGACAAAAAACGGACACGTTTACTGGCAGTTCTTCAGGAACACGAAGGTTTCTTTCTCCGGTGCTGCATGAGGACCGAACATCATGCCTGCCAGCTTCCGAAGGCCGTTCCGGTACCTTCGCCGGCAGGAACGTTCTTCCAGGTAGGTATCGGAAGCAATGGATTTCCAGCTTTCGTTCATGATGCCGTGCCTCCTGACCATATCCCGTTCCGTTTCATCTAACGCATCAATGGACCGGTTCAGGCATTGCATGAACGGAGCCAGTTCACCGAATTCCCGTTTCAGGTCCTGCAGGTTCTTCCGCATTTCTTCCCGCTGTTCCAATGCGGCTTCTTCCGGGCTCGGTTTGTCCCATCCGCCACCGCCCCCGGAATCTGGAGTATACCGGGTCGTCTTAGGTGCGGCGTTCAAGTTCAGCTTGTACTGCAGCTCATCCATCCTCGCTTGCAGGTTCTGCAGGTACACCGTAAATTCCGTATGCCTTCGAAGATAAGACTTGATTGTTTGTTCATAGTCATTGTAATACATGGGCATCCCTCCCTTCTGCAGCCAGGATCAGAATCCTAAGCACAACTTTATTACCAGCATGACCAGTTCCAAAACCATGTAAGTCATGACCATAGCCAACCCGACAAATAACAAAGGCCAGATCTTGTTCATCGTTTCGCCTTCCGTCTCTTTTTCTCATAGTCCCGCATACAGCGCTGCGTGCAAAATATATGGCTGCCATCTTTGTCGTGTACCCGCCAGGGCCAGGCACCTACAATGGGCCGATAAAAATTATTCTTGCAGTAAGCACATTTGGGAAACGTTCCGTTGTTCATTGCCAATGCCATCACCCCAGTAACGCATACCGAATCAAAGCCAATCCGGCTCCCCACAGCAGTACCACAATACCGGTTGCAGCAAGGACCAGCAGGCAGCGGACAGCCAGGTCTTTAAGCTCTTCCCTCATTTTCCCGTGCTCCCGTAGCCGCCCATCCGGATAGCTTTTGCCGTATCGTCATCAGTTGTCTCGAACTTCAGGAAGATTCCCTGTGCCAGCCGTTCGCCGGCTTCCACGACCTGCGTCTCTTTGCCGTAATTGTAGACAGGGATGCCGATGTTGCCGTCATTGTCGGGATTGCTGTAATAATCGCTGTCAATGATGCAGGTACCGTTTGCCAGCATCAGATGACGCTTGATGCCTACCGAGCTGCGGACGAAGATAGCCAGGAATTCATTCTGCGGCATCTTAGCCTTCACATTCGTCCAGATCATGACGGTTTCGCCCGGCTTGATTTCTACTTCGTGCGGTACATAGAAGTCATAGCCGGCAGAAGCGATGGTCTTACGCTCCGGCAAAGCCAAGGACGTCCAGGGCTTGGCAAATTCATCTTTCACAAATTCGAACAATCGTTTAATCATCTTTTCCACCTCGCATAGCAAGAGCAATCGCACAATACGCAATGATGTCCCGCAGGCTTTCGTCCACCTTGTTGCTGTAGAGGCCATGGCTGTGGATGAATGCCTCGTGCTTCGCCATAAATGCCTTCAGGGCTTCGAATTTCCCTGACATAAGTTCTCCATCATACCCCATCAAAGACGCTCCTCTGGTGAAGTTTTCAAGGGCGTCTTCCTCGGTACGGTACTGTTCCTGTTTTGTTCTAAAGAGCTTTTTGATACCTTCCAGCTCTTCAATCACCCGGATGTTCAATTCATTTTGTGTCATCGTTATCATTTCCCTTCGTTGATTCTTTCCCACTTCACATCTTCGACCTTGATCTCTAAGATCTTGCAGATTTTATCTACGATGCTGCGGGGCCATGCATTATGCCCATAGATGCAGGCACGGAGCTTCATGAGCTTGATTCCCAGCTTGAAAGCTAATTCTTTCTGCGCTACATCTTTTTCTTCAAGGATTTCAACCAGCGTCTTCGTGCCGGTATCAACCTTGGCAATATAATAATGCTCGTGGTAAGGCTTCCGCTTCTTTGTCTCTTTCGGCATATTCTCTTCTGTAAGCTCCAATGGAAAGATAACCCCATTTCGTGGAACGCTGACGCTCTGCCATTTGATGTAGTCGACTGGTTCGCCCAGGATCTGGGCGATAGCTGGCAGCCATTCCTTATGCCAGGATATCATTCCTGTTTCCATATGGCTGTAGGCGCTTTTATTGAGGCCTAGCAGGGTGTAAATCGTTTTTGCCCGGATACCCTTTCGCTTCCGTATCTCCCGAACTGTCTCTACGCCCTCTTTGCACCAGATCCGTTTTCTAGAAACTTTCTTGTCGAGGCTATCCGGCTGGATATCTTTTTCTTTCAGCCATTGCAGCTTGTGTTTTTCACCGCAGAACCAATAGGCTTTGCCGCCTTTTGTATACTGCCATGGCCAGACATCAAAGATAGGTTTGTAGACCGGCTTACCGCAGATGGCACAGGGAGCGAAATAATCTTTCTTGTTCATGTTTACTCCGCCCCTTTTTCTCCAAAGGATTTCATCCCTGCCTGCCACTCCCGGTAGAGCAGGAACCAGTCGTGGGCATCCATAGTCACTTTCCATTTGGTGCCGTTTTTTCGATGCATCACAATGGGGATAGCGTTATCCGTCTTGGCAGCATCCCTGCGGCTCTGGTCCAGGGCATCGTCAATGTTGAGATGCTCCACACGTTTGACCTCGATGTGGATGCCCGGCAAGCCTACCACATCGGCAGCGCCCTCTTCATTGTTGCCACAGAACTGGGCTGTCCGGTGGGCGTCATAGCCTTCCGCCTTGCAGAGTCTAACACACTCTTCTTCTCCCACTTTCCCCTTACGCTTTGAGTTTATCGCCATAATGTTTTTGCATCTCCCTTCGTAAATTTTTCTTTAAACTCAGGGGTGGTCCAATTCTTCTATGGCTGAGCGAATAGCATTGTCAGGGAGCTTTTCAAAAAGCATATGGGCGCAGTCTTCGCAGAATACGTCACCATCTGCATCGGCAAACCAGTTGTCGAACGGGTCTACTTCGTTACCACAGCGGTCGCAGTAGGTGAACCATTCGTTTTCCAGCAGTACAGCCTTGGGGACGTGTTCTGTTTCCCAATATGCATCAGCCCATGGGATCCGTACCGGATCCGGAACATCCGCAGGAGTATTAAATCTCCAGTCCATTGCCTCCCAAAGCTTTTCCACTGCTTCATCTTCATTTTCGGCCCAGACGATTTCGTCCTGGTCAATGTCGATTTTGATAGCATAAGCCTTCAGCATTTCCTTCTCCTTTCAGTTCCTGCTAAAACGGAATCTCCTCGTCAAACTGCACCTCGCTGCCAAAGCCTTCCATGGCTTCAGATTCTGCTTTCTGAGCGCTTTTCTCTTTCCGCTCGATAAATTCCACTCGGTCAGCGATGACTTCCGTAGCATAGTGTTTGCGGCCGTCCTTGCCATCATAACTTCTGATCTGTAAGCGTCCGTCAACCAGGAGCCGCTGCCCTTTGCTCACGTAATTGCCAATGAGTTCCGCGGTTTTATTCCAAGTCTGGATGTTAATGAAGTCGGCTTCCCGCTTTCCATCCTTGCCGCTAAAAGGCCGGTCCACCGCCAGGGTAAAGGTGCATACCGTTTTCCCGCTGGTGGTCACTTTCACGTCCGGATCCTTCACTAAACGTCCCAATAAAATGATTCTATTCATTCTTCATTTCTCCATCCCGCACTAGTTCTCGAATTTTTTTAAGCCGTTCAGTTAAATCGTCAGCATCCCATAAGAACGGTGCTTGGTCCCACGGTTTGCACAAGAAGTATTCCTCGTCGGGGCCGCACATAGGACAGTTCCCCTTGACCAGGCACTCATCGTTGTGATGCTGGCAATAAGTGACCAAAGCCTGTATCGCTTCCTTCAAGTCATCTTTCACTTTCGTCCTCCTTTTCTTTGTCACAATAGGCGCTTGTACCTGTACATTCTCCATACTTAGCCTCCAATCCTCTGGTTCTTCCCAAACACGTACAGCCCATACGGTGCAATCATCTGGTAGATACGGCTGCCCAGGGCCGAATCAATTTCCGTAATGTTCTTGATGCTGTACTCGCTGGTGAAAATCGTGGTCAGGTGATTTAAGCACCTGGTGTTGAGTAAATCGAACATAAGCCGCAGTTCCTCCCGTTCAATGTCTAGCAGCTTCCCATCTTTCACCGGGCCCGCCAGCTTGAATAGGTCATCAATGTATAGATTAGGCACCGTTTTCCACTTCTCCAGCGCACTGTCGTAGTCTGTATTGTAGCTCCTGGCAGCCTTGAGCAGCTCCGGAACTTCCGACCGGTAGGAGAAGTAGAAGTGTGGTTCAGAGTATCGCCTGGTCAATTCCTGACATACGCCGATGCAGATATGAGTCTTGCCCATTCCGCTGCCGCCGAACACTCCGAAGCCGGGACCGTTCTTTGTATGATTCTCCAGGTATTGCCTGGCCATATTCAGCATCTTTGCAGCAGCCGGGCTCCGCTTCCCGTCAAAACTCTCCAGGGTGTACCGTCGGTAGTCCTCCGGATTGACTCCGGATGCCTTGAGCCGTCTGGCCACCTGCCGCTTCTCGTAGCAATCCGGACAGTGATCCATGTAGCAGTGTCCGTCCTGGTTGACTTCAATCCAGCCAGTGTTCCCGCACCGCTTGCAGATAATCCCATCTTCCGGGGGAGTCGGCAGTGCCACGACGTTTTTTCGGTTGGCTACTTTCTGCCGGATCCGCTCCAGCATAGCGTGGAAATCATCGTCCCGGACGGTTGCTTCAGCCTTTTCCATACTTCTCGCCCCCTTCACTATTCTCAACGACTCTTGCCAGGGTATAGCAGCCCATTTTCCCGTTTGAAAGTCTCACGTGGATTTCGTGCGGGTACAGTTCATCCTTGACTCCTGGGGCCTTATAAGGAATCCGGCAGCCCAGGTATGAGCAGATTCCCAAAGGCTTTATATGCAGCTTTTCATGTGCTTCACATTCCTCCGCGGTTTTAAAGATCGAGCCGCAGGTTTCACATTGATACACTGTTTTCACTTTCCTCATCCTCCATTCCTCCATATTTCGTTTCTGAGCGTTTTTTATGCCGCCCGCATAAACTTCTACCTGTTTTTGATTTAAACGTCTCTCATGCCAGTTTCCGTTTGTGCTGGAGGCATCTAACTCAAAAAGGAATGTCGTTATATTGCTCATCTAGTACGGGAGCACTCTTTTTGTCTGGAATTTTCCGGTACCCTTTTGCCCTCCAGGTCCGTAGAACTTTGTCGATATAAGCAATGCTCCGGGCCTGGTGGTCAATGGCTTCTTTACAGGCAGCGATGCACCAATCGTCTCCATATTCGTCCGCCAGATCAAGAAGCCGTTCCCTCTCGTAAGAAGAAGTGAGTGGAAAAACATTCTTGTTGTAGAACTCAACGGTTTTAACTCCATTGGGAAGAGTTGTTTCTCCTTCCCTTGTTAGTACTTCTTTATTTACAGAGTACTGATTATTAAAAGCAGCAGCAGCTGATAAACAATTATTTTTATTTTTAGTAGTACCTTCTATATCTAGTTCTTCTTCTAATTCTGTATGCGTCTCTTTAACGTCTGTAGACGGTCTCGGAGACGTCTCTGAGACGTCTCTTTTCCCCGAAGACCCTTGTAAAAGCAGAGATTTCTGTTTTTCCCTCCATCTTTTCTGCCGCTCGTGCTTTTTAGCCTTGGCAGCCTCTATGGCTCCCGTTTCGCTCTGGTACTTGGTCCAGTTGGAGAGAGCATAGGCTCCCTCTATCTTTTCCATCATCTCCATGTCGATGAAGGTCTTAAGAGCAAAGCGGACTGTAGCCACATTCTCCCGGAGCACATTGGCCAGCAGGTCCTCGTTGTATGGGATGTTTTTCGTCAGTCTAAACACTCCGTCGTTGTCCGTCTTTCCGGCCAGACAAAGCAGCTTGAGCCAGATCACCAGGATGGTTTTCCCATCAGGGAGAGTCTCAATGATTCGGATTTTCTCATCGTCAAATGTCGCTGTACTCAGCTTGATCCATGGTCTGCCCATCTAATCACCACCTTTGGAGTTGAAAACATCAAAAAAAAGAGTCTCCATAGGAATGCCACTGTCTCTTTCAATCTGTTTCATAGTGGCAACATCAGGCTTTTTATCGCCATTTTCCCAACTCGACCACGCTTGCTGACTGACTTTATATTGCTTCGCCATGTCTGCTTGCGATTTATCACCACGATACTTAATCAACTCAACTCGCTTCATTTTCTCACCGTCCTTTACTACGTTTAGTTGTAATATTATATTACTACTTTTAGTTGTTATCGTCAATTACTTTTTGTAAAAAAAAGCAAAAAAAATAAAGGTATGCCGAAGCATACCTTTAAAGAATATGGAGCCGGATATAGGACTTGAACCCATGACCCGCTGCTTACAAGGCAGCCGCTCTTGCCTGTATGGTTTTAACTCCCACTCGCAATTCGGTCTAAAATCGCCCACAAGCGATTCAATTTGTTTGGCATATATAACTGGTATGCCCAACGATAAAACGATGCCTGTGCCGTAATCTGTGGCTGATATGCCTGTTGGTTTAAATCTCATTTCATCCTCACAAATAGTTTTTTCCAACCAGCCTGATGAATTCTTCCCGGCTGTGTGTTTCCTCAAATTTTGCCTGACATTTCCGTTTCCAGTACAAATCCAATTCATGATTGAAGTGGATGCCTTGGTCACTCATGTTGTGTTCCCTGTTCGTCAGCGGAATGATGAATCCATATTTTTCGCTAATTTTCCTCCTGCCGTACCCACCATAGATATGGTGGATACATTCGGCAGGACATCCGCTGATGATGCTTGTTTCCAAGTCATCCGTCAGGATTGACTTACGCTTGCTGCGCATGGTTCTTCTTCCAATTCATCAGGTAGCTGTACAGATGCTTGCCTTGGTTTACCGTAAGATCTTCCAGCTTGGTTACTTTATACAATGCCAGAGATTCGTCGGCCTTTTTACCTGTCTCTTTGAGAAGTTGTTCGAGCTGGTAGATCATCTTTGAATTTACCTTTGGCTGCGCTTCCTGTTCCGCCAGTTTAGGGGATTCCTGCGGCTGTTCCTTTGGTTCCTGCTCCGGTTCCCGGCCATGCTGCGTGTTGTCCTTACCGTCGTCATCCTGCATATCGTCCAGGAGGAATAACCCGCCAAGAGCATATTTACGGGCGTAGGAGGAGCTGGCGCCAGTCACCTGGGCATCGGTAGATTTAGTTCTGTGCTCTTCTTCCCTGGCATACGCTACAGCTGTAATCACTTTGTCGCTGTCCCAGTCGGACAAGGTAGCAACAGCCTTCACATAGACACGTTCCTCGTTGTTCATCATCACCGGGAAAATGGAATCTTCCACTTTCAGAGTGCAGCGATATTTCTTGAGAATCGGTTTGGCAGCACTCTGGATGCTTTCTGCATTCCGGTAGTAATAACCGCCAAACTTGTTGTACATATTCTTTGGAGCTTTTATTTCGTTCTGGACCAGGCAGAGCTTTTCGTCCAGACACATCTTTTCATCAGCCATGTAAACCAGCCTCCTGCAATGCTTTTATTACCTTTTTAGAAACTTCTTCTTTTCCTTCATTAATGCAAAGCTGACAGTAATGTTCAAACGCTACATTCAGCATATCTACAGCATCCCGGTTTAATTTCCGGATTGTGAACAGCTTGTCGCCCATTAAAGATTCATGGAAATAGACGCTTTCCCCATCTGTTTCCCATTTCCCTAACCACTTCCCAACATCCATCTCAGTCCACCTCGCAGTAGAACTTCGGATCCTGGGGAGTAACGGTCACGCCATCCACAATTTCACCATCAGCAGTGACCAGATGATCTCCATCAACCTTGCAGGCTTTCTTCAGGCCCGACCAGTCCACAGATTCCTTGACTTTGATGTAGGCCGGAGCAGAAGCTTTCACAAAAGCCATCAGCGCTTTTTCATCCCGCTCATAGGCCGGAGCCATCTTCCGGAAGCCAATCTTGCCATTCGGCAGCAACATGCTCTTCTTTTTGCCATCCTTCAGAGCATTGTCCGCATAGATGTTCAGTACAGTCTTCCAATGTTCCAGCTCTGCATCCAGCTTGGCAGACCGGTCATCATGCCAGGCATCAAGCTGGTTCTGCATAGCCTGGTAGTTATCGTCCAGACGAGCCTGCTCAGCCTGAGCTTTCTTGATCATACCCAGCACCCAGTTGGCATCGACTTCATCTTCGCACGTCCAGCCTTCCTTCTTCTCCGGCTGGCTGTAGGCCAGGAAGTCCTGCACCATGTCCGCATCCGATTCCATCGGTATGGGGGTTTGTGTTTGTGTCAAAACGAATTGTTGTTCCATTTCATTCCTCCGTGTTATAATGAGGATGAATCCAGACCAGATTCACCCAGGCTTATTGGTTTTGCCGAACCAATAGGCCTATTTTTTATTTCCGCTAAAATCGCTCTCACGCTTGAGCCTAGATTAATCGCCATAATGTTTAGCTGATTAGCAGAGGGCACTTTGAACTGGTTGACGCAGTCGCTGTACCAGTGGGCATCTACGTTCAGCTTCTTTGACCAATCAAACTTGGTCAGCTTTTTGGCTTTTCTTTCTTCCTCAAACCAGAACATCAACTGTCTGCGTTCTTCTTTCGTCAAATCTGGTTCAGCTCCACAAGGTTTGATAAGGTCTTTCATCGGTACCTTGATAGTTTTTCTGATTCTCATAAGCTCATTAGATTCCAGAGTTCTCTTGCCGTGTTCCATTTGGGAGAACCGCTTTTCGCTGATGTCTGCAAGTCCGCTAAGCATCGCATAAGAGACTTTGTTAAGCAGCCGCCATTTATACACATTCCGGCGAAAGTTGTCGTACATTTCCGCATCCATTAGTATCACCTCCTTTCCGAAGGTTGCTATGAGCAATCCCTGCACGAATTGAAAAGGGCACCAGACCAAGGTCATGCTGCATCCGGTACAGGTAGAGGTTTTCTGCCAGGTTGTGCATATCTTCCTGATCCATCAGACCACCCTCTCCCAGCCCCACTTCTTGGCCAGCTTGTCCAACAGCCTGTTGGCACGCCTGAAGCCTTGCCAGGGGTTCACTGCCTCAGAGCTGTAAGCATAGGTTTCGTTGCCTTTAAACCGCTTGACCTTCCACAGGCTGGTTTTCTGGGCATCCAGCCCTTTGTAATGTTCAATGGTATACATCCATCCGGTCTGCAGGTCACGGTAGTACTTCTTTCGTCTGTCCTTTCGCATAGCGGCCTCACGGCATCGGCGGCTCTGCCAGGACAGCCAGGGAAAAGATGACAACGCAGCAGAAGAAGATTCCCCCAAGGAAACCCTGTTCGCGGGGCGTCGTCTGACGCCAGAAGCGGTCAAAGATGTAAACTACCCAGCAGACAATGCAGATAGCCAAGTACTTCAGGTCTCTCCAGGTTTCTTTGATAAACTGTTTCATCAGATTCCCTCCTTAAACCAGCCCTGTTGTCCGCAGGGGTTTTTTGTTGTCCGGTCATTTCTTCCCCTCCCTGCGCGGAATCTTCTCCGGCCCGTAGTCCGGCTCATCGCTTCCCTCCGGTACGTCAATCAGAGGAGCTTCGACTTCATCGTCAAACGGGGATTCTCTCCAAGGTTCGCTCAGCTCGTCTTCACGGCCTTTGTCGTAGGCTTCCTGAAGCAGGTCATTGATGGTGTTAGCTCCCCATTTAGCATCCTCTTCTTCGATGGCAATACAGATGGGTATGTCATCGCCTACACAAATCTGGCGGCTGATTGCTTGTGCTTTCTTCATGGAATACACCTCCTTTTGTCTAATATGCTAGACGTAAGAGCTAAAAAAGAGCGCCTACAGTAGTACCTAAAGCGTCTGCCAGCCTTTTAAGCGTGTCAGTAGTCGTATTAGTAGGTTTGCCATTTTCAAGCCCGCTGATAGTCTGCCGAGAAACATTAGCCTTCACGCTAAGTTCTTCTTGTGTCAGCTTCTTTTGGATTCTCAGCTCTCTTAACTTTAGTTCCATTACTTAGCCCTCCTTTCTGCTTACATGTCTAGTATATCAGACAAAGATGTGTTTGTCAAATATATTTGACGTTCTTTTTTTTGCAAAAAAATAGAGCCCCCAGGGGATAGCCCTGGAGGCGTTGTTATATGCAGCTTTGTTTGCGTTCATATATCATTTTAGCATATTTACAGTATTTTTCTATACTCAGCACTCACTTTATCACAATTATCCACAATTACAGTCGGAGTTATCCACTTTTTGTGGTTAACCGTTCTCGCACGCAAATTTCATTTCTGAGCAGTTTTTGTGTTTATACATATAATTACACTAGCTCACCTATAAAAACGGCTCAAAACTAAAATTGCGCCACTAAGAATAGCAGTATCATGTTCTTTGATTCTAATTTATTTAGTTTTTCAAAGAAACAGCATAAAAACGCAGCCCCTTCCAGCGTGGAAGATACTGGAAGGGGCTTTTACATCATTTCTCTTTATCTGGATTAGGCCGCCGTTGCACTCGGCATAGAAAAATAATGTATTTAGGCGGTTTGCCTATAGTTTTATTATATCACAGACTCAATCAATTTTAAACGCTCCCCGGCTGTCATCGCTTTAATCCTATCTGATAGCGTCTGCCGCTCCTCTTTCGTCCCGATCACGCTGTCCAGCACGTCAAGGTACAGCCCGTTGACCTCGCTGGCGTCAATGTACGTGCCACACAGCACGTCGCCCATAATCTGCCGTTCGCCGTCTGACAGCTCCGGCGCTGGTGTCAGACGCATTAAGATGTCATAGCGCTGGACGATTTCGCCCAAACGGGTGGAAAAGCCGCTTGTCCGGCGGCTTGTCCCTCTTGTTTCCTCTGCCAGCTTGTAGAGAGGGTCACTTAAATAAATCATCTTTTTCATGCCTGTCATTTTTAAGCCTCCTTATTTAGCCTGAGCTTTAATCATTTCAACGGCTTCTACCAGACGGTTAAAGTTGAGGTTGTATCTCTTGTCGATAAACCACTTTGCGCTAGTTTGTTTTGCAAAAGTTGCTTCCATCATCGGTTTCAGTGCTTTCCATGCGTTCGCGGTTTTGAGATCGTCAGTGACACCGGCTTCTTCGTATCGTTTGCTATACACATCAATGTTGGCGTTGATGGTGCCCATTACGTTGTTGATAATATCCATTGCCCATGCTACCTGCTTTTCGCTGCCCTGTAATTTCATTTCCATGATTCCTTCCTCCTCTTTCTGCCTTTCGGCTTTCCTTTCCTCCTGTGACTATATAATAGCATATTTATATATATAAGTCAACAGGTTTTATAAATATAATATAAATTTAGGCAAAAAAATAAGCCCCCGCCATGGCAAGCGGGGGCTAAATCTAAAGAAAATATGGTAAATTTGTGTGAACACCAAAAAACGATATAAGAGATATGATTGTCCAATTATCGACAGGCTGGCTTGAATTTGATAACCACCCTCTTTATCGCCGATTTTATCGCCATTTATCGGCGATTTACGCCTGATTAATTCCTTGCAATCATCCCGATCAACATCGCACCCGCTACCGCTTCCCAACTATTCCTTTGAGCCTTTAGCCTTAGCCGGGTACGTTTTTCCTCGGCGGCGTATTGCCGAAAGGATTCGTTGGCAGCGCTCAAGCGTCTCTCTTGATCTTTGGACTTCAGCTCGACTGCCTGCAGCTGATTCTGCAATGTCAGCAGCTTCACCTGCATAGCTGCCAGCTTCTGCTGCAAGGTTTCCGCTTTCAGTTGCTGCATCTCGGATTGACTCTGTAAGTTGTCGCTGCTGGTCAGCAGACTGTTGATAGAGTTCTGCAATTCGGTCAGTTCGTCCTCCGTCATCGTATAGACTGCTTCCGACTTCGTATCCTCGGTAGTAGCCGCAAAGGTAACCGATAAGGCCCCAGGCAAGGGCAATAAGAACAATACAAAGCCGATAATGAAAGTTACACCAATCTGCAAAGGCAATGTACCATGTTTTAATCTGATCATACACCAATCACACCCCCTGTCCCAAGTACCAGTTCGCTTTGCCCCTTATGATGTCCAGATTATTGTACAGCGTGTCGCCGGGGCAGGCCGTCGGCATCAGGTCCCGATGGCCAACAACCGTGTCGGCGTTGACGGTCAGGCCGTACTCACACGCCAGCCATCCGACAAGGATTGCACAGCTCTCTATCTGTTCGTCCGTCGGGTCCGCCAGATTGAAGTTCCCGCATACGTGGACACCGATGGTATGACTGTTCTCACCGTAGGCGTGCGCCCCGACCGTATCGACAGGCCGGCCCAGCTCGATGGAACCGTCCTTCCTGATGACATAGTGATAGCCGATTCCTGCCCAGCCCTGAGCCTGATGGCTCTCGTGTATCTCTTCTGCACTCAGGTCATCATCTTCCGGGTTTCCCGTGTGATGGATGACAATCATGTCCGTGTCGTCCCTTGCATAAAGGCTTGTGAATTCCAAGCCATAATCTGTAAATGTTGGTGCTTGCGTTTTTAATCACCTCACAAATCAAAATAGATGGTGCAGGAACTCGGTGCGCCCCACTTGGTTGAATACCCTGTTGTGGATTCTATTGCGCTTTGGTTATCAGCACCGAAATGAATTTCCGTTAATGCAGTACAACTGAAAAAGATTTTATTCGCCCCAGCTGTGTTTCCATATTTTGCCGTTTTGGATATCGTGTGTAGTTTTGGGAAATAAAATTTTTTGACCTTTGCGTTGTAAGAGAACGTGCCTGTATTAGCGACTATGCCATTACACCATATCTCCTCAAGAGCAGGGAAAGTAATACTCGTCAACTTGTTACAATTTTGAAATGCATAGTAAAACTGTCGCTGGGTTGTGTCGGTACCTGCATTAGCATTGCCGATTACACGCAACGAGGAAAAATCCACCGATTCCAACTGCGTACACCCACTAAACACATACTGAAAAGAGTTATTTACTGTTGTTTCCTCAAGCAGTGGAAATGAAGCGGTTTTTAACTTTGTATCGCCTTGAAAACAATATGAAAAAACCGACTGTCCGTTTGCCGAAACTAATTTTGGAAACGATACGGAAGTCAAATTGATACATTCTTTAAATGCCCTGTCGAAACACAATGTTGCATCCGCCTCTTGCAGGTCGGTGAACACCACGCTTTTTAGGGCATTAGAACGGGCGAATTTGTAGTTAAACACATAATTCGCCATGCTCGTGAAACCGCTTATAACAAGGTCAACATCGCCACCCACGGGTGTGTGTAACTGTCCATTTGAATCGACTTCGCCAAACATATCATCAATGCCGATGCCGTATTTTGAGCCACCACCACCCGAACCAGTTCCTGTAATTTTTGCCCCGCCAACATATGCGGTTTTCCCTCGCAGGATGTCTCCCGCCGTAGCATTTGCGTCAGAGGTGTCAATAAAAGAAGCACTCCCACCTCCTTGGGTGGGAATGTTGACGGACGGAACATCGTTATACAATGCATTTGCGATTCTTAAATCTTGTGCCATGTTCAGCACCTCACGATATACTCAAGACCTTGGTTGTACTATCTTGTGAAATGGTAGGTGAAGAAAGTGTGCCTGTTACTTTCGACCCATTCACATATGCGGTGTATCCTGTCAAAATTTGTGCAGAAGAAGATGTCGCATCTGAGGTGTCAACCACCGATGAAGAACCACTTACACCCAAGATGGTAACACCACTTTTGATGTTGCCTGTGATGATTTTGGATTGTTCTGCTGATGCGATTTGCACCGACCCGCCACCAGCGTGATAACCTGCAGGAATCGTGTATGTTTCTGCCTTTGTGCTGATTGTACCTGTCACTGCACCATTGTTGGGCATTGAACCACCGACAGAACCATTCGCATTGAACATCGTCTTGCCTGTTAGCAGGTCACCTGCAGTTGCGGTTGCGGTGCTTGTTTAGTAGAAAGCAACTGTTTCATTAGGGTCTGCCGATGAAGGGATTGTCACGGATGGCACGGATGTATAGGTCACTCCGTTTATAATTACCGATTTAGCCAAAATAAAACCTCCTTTTATGATATGGTCAAGGTCACACCATTCCATGTGACAAGACCATAGTTGTTTGGAATGGGTGCGATTGTTACGGAAGACAACCCACCGAAACCAACATCTGCGGTGATAATTTGTTCTTCTGCCCCAGGAACAACCACCTTTTCCTGCAAGATGTAGTATCCTGCTGACAATCTTCCATTAAAAGAAGCAGAAGCAGACGATAATGCACCACAAAGGTTCTGCGATGTTGCTGAAAGTTTTCCCTTCAACACATCAATCACCACCATATGTTACTTCCGGGAGAATCGTGAACGGATGCACAGGGATGATTGTATCCGTCCACCCATCTTCGTGAACCAACTGAACATCGTAAACATAATTCCCACAAGGTAACGAGGATGTGTCAGCAGGTGCGATGCTTAATGTTGCATCCGTGAAAGTTTTGGAAATAACCGCTTCACTTGTAGGTGTCTGTCGCACCATCATCGTCACTGTGTCGGTTGGAAGGATGACATATGGTTCGCCTTGTGCATCCGTCACCGACAATGTAATCGTGGCACTGTCACCACGAATGATTGAAATGTTGTTATTGACTACGCGGTACAAAAAATCACCTCATTTCAATGTTTCTTTCTTTTTCTTGTTCCCACTGGTCAGGGATTCCGTTCCGGTCATCGTCTATCAGCGATTTCCCGATGAAACCCACAGCCGCAACGAAGCTCGCCCCCGTCAGCGTCTGGAGCAACATGTTGAGCGCCGGCAGGTCTACTTTTCCCTGGAAAGCCCATAACCATACCCAGCCCGCAAGGTAAAGGCAAACGCTCCCGATTATCAAGAGCATCAGCACGATGACCAGCGCCCTGGGCAGCCCTTTGACTTTCATCCGGCCCACAGACCCCAGCACCTTGAGCATGGCATCCTGTATCTTCTTCATTTCCGCACTGTCTCCGGCATGGCCAGCACCGTTTCGTGTTTCACCTTCATAACGCCGTTTTCGCCCAGCTGCTCATAACATTTGTACATTTCTTCGAAAATCTGTTTTTCGTCAGCCGTTGGTGGCTGTTGCTGGAACCGGATGTACATATCGTTTAGGGACGCACGCAGGATTAACTGCATCCCTTTGCGGATGGCCCGCAAACCTGTAACATAGGCCACGACACAACCGATAAGCCCGCCCACGGCAAGGTTCACGATGGTACTAAAAATTTCAGCCATTACTTCTTGCATTCTAATCCTCCGGCCACACAATGGTGGCTACGTCCGCGATCGTTTCCGCCGCTTGCACTTGTGCTTTAAGCGTGCGATAAGTCGTGTGCAATGCGTCACTCCTTACCGCCGCCGCCGCTATCACCCCACGCAAGTCATTAGCCGTCACAGGTGTACTGCCGTTGTCTGCTAATGTCCAGTTAATCGTAGATGTAGCCCCCTGCATGTCAAGCGCATAGATGGCAGCCGTAATGCGCTCATAGGACTTGCTGTCAAAGTCGAATTTGTGCTCTGCGTAAAGTACCGGTTCCATCTCTTTCGCATCGCGAACGGCTTTTAATTCGTTGATTTTCTGTTCTTTTACTTCTTCCAGCGTAGGCGGTTCAGGTTCAGGCGGTACAGGGATTTCCTCATATTCCCATGCTTCGCCATTCCATTTAACTTTATATCCCTCTTTTTCATTGAGAGGTTCTGCCCATGTACAATCAGCAGGAAGCAGATATACAGGATGCCCCTGTTTTTTAGATTCTAACGGGTCTAATTGGCAATCCTGCTGTCCGGCGTAGTAAAAATCAGAATCATATTTGTATGCGTACATTTTTTGTCACCTCTCAATACTTGATGATATACCGCATGGTTAATGCAGGTGGCTGTACTGTGGTGCTGTTTCCGTAAATGGAGTTAGAACGGGAAGCATCAAAATCCCAATTGTACGGTCTGCGTGTTTTTAAAGTATCATCCCAGCTAACACTAATACATTCACCACTATTTCCTTCGATGTGTATAGCACCATTAGTTATACTTACATTTGTGATACCCCAATCTGTTATAGCCCCAACCTTACCAGTAATATTCGGCAGCCCTGCACTCTTTACTGTTCCTGCCATTGCACTACCCTCAATGAATTTATCAACCAAATTTGGCAAATTGAATGTGGTAGAGCCGTCACCTGCACCATAGGTAGTTCCGATACAAGCGTACAGACTTGCGTAGGTTGTCCTGCTGACAGCAGAACCGTCACACAGTAACCACCCTTGCGGTGTGGTAGAACCTGCAAATGCTTGTACGCACCCTTTAGGCACTAAAATGCTTGCTAACGCTTGGATAAATTCGGTATTAGCCAGCTTTTTAGAATTGTCGCCATTAGGCGGAGTAACTCCCAAAACGTCACCCGTCATTGTGCCACCACTTAATGGGAGATAGTTTCCTGCTTTAGCATTAACAAACGCGGTTGTTGCTAACTTTTTAGAATTATCACCATTTGGAGGAGTAACGCCGAACACATCTCCTGTCAATGTTCCACCACTTAATGGCAGATAATCCTGCAATTCTGCTTGTACATATTCAGTTGTAGCGACACGATACCATGAACTCCACGTTACAACGTAAGTAGTTTCCGCACCTAATGTTTGTTCCGTAATTCTGCCATGGCGATAATATGGAGTTCCTGTACTATTAGCGATGAATACCTGTTCGCAAGCGGTTTTATCATCGTTTGTTTTAACTTCCAAGAAGCCCCTATCACGGACAGGAATGTTTGTGCTTCCATCGTTATCGATGTAATACAATTCACTGTCGTAGTAGTCGTTTACATCAACAGCCGCAATCTGCTTAATATAGACACGACCTGAAGTTTCCAGGGCTTCAGTAGCTTTATCCAGTGCGTTACTTGCATTTGTATTTGCAGTTTGGACTTCTTCAGCCAAATTTCCAACGTATCCCACGTTATCGTAAACAACGCTTGCCAATTCATTGATAGCCGTTTCTGTCTGTTCTACCATAGATTTGCCGGGGAGTTTTCCCACCAACGGCAAATATTTAAAGTTATATCTTTCTGCCATTATGCCGTTCTCCTCCATACATACGCCGTAATGAAAGGCGAAATTGTAGTAAATGCAGTACCGCTACCAGTATTGCCAATAGTGTGCGTATGGTTTCCATTGGTTGACGTTGAACCTGTCCAACCACTTGAAGCTTTAAAATTGATTTGTTCATAGGAAGCACCTTTGGAACCAGTAATTCCACCACCACTCCACTCACGCCAACCACCCATAGACAACGCACCGCTTGATGTGATGGATTCACTAAATGTCAATGGTTCTGTTGTATCATTCGACTTAATTGAACCCGTGATTTCCATCGAACCTCTTGTATGGGAATGGTTCCCAGTAGTACCGCAACTATGATTATGGCTCGGAATATTATTTACGACAAGTTTTGTAGTAGCAGAACCACCCGTTAACCCAGCCGAATTATAGATATCACCGACAGCCAAAATCATTCTGTCTTTTACTTGTACCCACGTGCCACCAAACAACGTAGCGGGACTTGTAGGCGAATCTGAAATATAATACGCACCAATCGGATACGCATCCAACGGAGAGGAGATATACTCTTTAAACTTTATCCAATAGTGAGCATTAGTGCCGGGAGTTACAATACCGCCATTCGTTGGCCCGTTAGACCGCAAGCACCACCACAAATCGCTGTTATAATAAATAATAGACGGAACATCATAGTTAATTTCCGTAGAGAACGTAAACTTTCCACCGCTCTGCTGAAACATGGCAAAAGCGGAAAGCCAGTATAAAATCCCATTGAAATCGGTACGTTTAGGCGGTACGCCACCATCTAACAACGGATTCGATGTTTCGGGTGGAAAGCCTGCGGTAAGGCTTGCATTACCAAACGATGTACCCGATGGAATGGGATATGTTTTTTGCCCGCTACTTGCAAAGGCAACATTCATTATGTCAGGTTGTAGCATGTATTAACCTCCTATTTGCATTACGAACAAGCCTTGGTCGAACGGCTGTAAGTTGGAGTTTACGAAGCCGAAAACCTTATCTTGGTCAACGACTAACAAGTTCCAATCAACGCCTGCACCACGATTCAGATTACCGACAACATAAAAAACGCCCAGTTCATCGGGCGTTAATTCCGTATTAATAAACACATAAGATATAGCCATTGGCTCTCTGTTATATGTAAAACTTTCTCCACCCACTTCGATGGTTTGCCAGTTAGCGACAGGCGTAACGTAACAGATTTTATCGGGATATAACTGCTTTAGAATATAGTTTATGGAATATAGCGTACTGTCCATGATATTAGAAGCCGCCTTGACCATAATTAATTTCCTGTATTCCTCATCTTCAAGCGTTCTTGTAGTCGATAAAGGAGTAACAATACCTTGCTCGTTAATTGTTACGTCCTGAACAGTTCTCGTTATTCCTACGATATTACCCCACACGTCAAGCCCATAACCCTGTGCAGTTTCCACGTTAAACATTAAATCGTAAAACTGCGCTATATCGGCATCGGGCAAGATGTGGTCTTTCGCACTTTGCAATAAAGCCGTTATCCTCACGCTTGCCGCATATTGACTTTGTATAAACGGCATTAATTCTGTACGAACATCATCACATGCCCGTACATCATCATCGGAACGAAAATACATTATTTCGCCCCCTTACTCATACACTACAGTAACATCGCCAACGCTAATAGTCGGTATCTGCGATGCAGGAATATCCACGTTATCGACAAGACTTCCCGAAGTAGCTGGATATTGTATTTTGATGCTTTCCAGCTTTGTCACGCCAGCGTTATATACATCTGCGTAAAACCTTGAAGCATACAATGAATCGCCCATCTTTACACGCCTAAAACTGGAAATGCCATTAAAGTTATTTACCACAGCCTGTTTTATAGCATTCGTTAATGCCGTAGTTTCAGAATCGGAAACAGTTACCTGAATAGCCGTTTCCACAGTTGTAGGACGCTCAATATAAAACGTATAACTAACATCGGGTTGGTCTGCTACTCCATCACCTGCGGGGTTGTAATATACCGCAGTATTTCCACATGTTCCGCACCCAGCATCAAGTTTGTTGTAGATTTCCCTTGCTACGTCCTTATCATCTCCACCATACACGGAAATGTACACAGAATGTCCTGCAATAGTAACGCCTTTCTCGGTAATATCAGTGTTTCCTTTATTTTCCAAAACAATTACCGCAATTACGTTATTCAGGTCAGCAATAGCACCATACAACGAAGCTACCGCACCATGCGAATTTTTAGCAACGCTTCCAGCCCGTCTATTTTCAAAAGCCGCTTGTGTTTCTACATTTCTACCAGTAACCCCAGCCGCCGCATTGGTCACGCTATCCCAGCCGGGAACTGTGGTTATAATCTTAGTCACTGTCTGTGGGGCAACCTCAACGGGGCCAGTTTCAGTGCATCGTACATACATCTGTGCCGTACCACCGCTATCAATGGTGACAGGTGCGGTATTAATATACGTATATCCGTTTACATCCTGCACGATAGCACCATACGGAATCGTTGTCCCATAAGCACCGCCAGCAATACAAGTAACGTAAGTAGGCTGTGCAACCTTTCGATTAAGAAAATAAATAGCCGCCAGTGCGTCCTGCCATACACCAACAGCGTTTTTCGGATTAAACATATTGGCAACGTAAATAATATCGTTGTCTTTTTCGCTTGCCAAAGCGGTCTGCCCATCTATCAACTGTCCTGCGGGCGTTTCGGGGTTAGTATCTAATACTGGCAGGCGTGGATCAGTAGCAAAAGCGTTCTTCCATTCTTGTGCAATTTTCGCACGAACAACGGAAGTTTCTTCTGCGACCAAACCAGTTTTATCATTAAAAGTTATTGCCACGATTTCACCGCCTTTTTAGAATGATATTTTAGCGGTTTCCCCGCTTGTCAATGTGATATAAGCGTTACCGCCCAAGATTCTGTCTTTTTGAATATCTAACACCGCTAATGCGTCGGAGATACCATCTACATTAAGCAATGCTTGTTTGATACGGCTTTCGATAATAGGAACTGCCGCTATACCATGACCTAACTCAATATCAAAATGCGGAATCCCTTTTTGTTGGTCGAAATACGCATCTTTGGTAAACAACCTTGTAGCGTTACACCCATTCTGTGCAATAGCGTAAGCTTCGGTTGCCGTTTTGATTTTGCCGTCACTATTCAGCGTTATATCCCAACTATCGTCCAAAAACAAACTATAAGCACTCATAATTTACCTCAACCATTAGCATTACTTGTTTCGCCGTGTACACCAGTATGGGTATGATTGCTCAACGAATGCCCATTGCCACGAATATCACCAGTAGCGGTTAATTGTCCATTCAATGTAATATCTCCATTTATGGTAATTCCGCTATTTGCCGTTAATACTGCCGTTCCGTCTTGATTCAACTGCAAAAAGGTTTCGGGTGCTTGATTTAAAAAACCGCCAATGTACCAACCATCGCTCATAGAGAATTTACGAAAGCTTCCTGCTTGTACTGGCTTATCCGTTCCTGCTACTACATTACTGGTATCTTTCTGTGCAAATACTGCAATACCAATATCTCCCACAACGGGGTCTGTAATAACGGCAGCTTTACCGCCTTGTAATCGAAAATACGGCAAGCTTGGGATAACCGCTACATCTACTGCGTTCCCTTGTGCGTCCATATCGTTGACAAGAGGTAATGCTTGCACATAACCAACAGAACCGCTACCTGCCATTACCTTTGTTACCTTTACTGGAATCGCAACATTGACCTCTTTCTGCAACATTGACCGCATCATAAACGATATTTGGTTGAAATCCGTTTCTCCTGCGTATATATCAGCAACGCCTTGAACTTCGCCTTGCGTATTATCTGCTCTTGGCATAATCTACTCCTGTACCCATGTGGCTGAAACACTGCTCTCCCATGCGCCACCGCTTGGAATATAGGCTTCCAACTTTGTGCTAATCTTCGTGACTTTCCAAATACCGCTTGCCCTTGGCACAACGCTTTTTATTTGTACCAATCCGCCAATTTTCAAATTCGGGTCAAAAATCATGTTAAAGCTTATTCCGTCATTGGAAAACTGCGGATATCCTAACAAACCATGCTGTGGATCTACCATAACCGCATTCCCGTCAACATTGCCACCTTTCGGCATAATAATGAATTTACCATCGTCAATAATTAATTCTATTCCTACATCCCTTGCAAGCGTTTTCGCCTTATCTACTGGAGAACCACGATACACAGTATTCCTAACGCTTGCGTTCACACCATTGTTTTCAAGCGTATATCCGGCCTCAACCGCCCACTGTTCCATTAACTTTGATACCTGCTCCACCCCATCTACCGAGGTTGCAGGAGTAGCCATCAAAGCGCCATGCTGTGCGGATATTGCCTTTACCATTAAGTTCATGGTCGGGGCGTTTTGAAACTCACCATAAGCGTTTTCGAAATCACCGATAAACACTGTTTGCAGTTGTTTCCCAACATCTCCGGCATTTACAGTGATTTGGTTCTTGAATCGTTGCAAAGGTCTAAATGACAAGGTTGTCAACTGCTTGACAACGTCAATATTCAAGTTTCCTATCGTCACAGTACAAGACGGACGCTCATCGCCCCCCTGTTTCTGTATCTCAACAGAAGTCGGCAACCCCTCTACTGTAATTTGATTTGCTCCGTTCGCAAAAACACCCTCAGCCATTGCCATAACAACTTGTATTGTTTTATTCGTAAAACTCGCCATATTGCATACCCCTAAAACAGCGTAAAATGCTTGTACAATCGTTTTTAGTTATTTCTTGATGTGTTTATCGTATCGAAACGAAAAGGAACATATACAAGCTTATAGCGTGTTCCAAACAGTTCAAACTTCGGTATATCATAGTATCCGTTTTTATCAATAAACAGCAGCGAGCCAATAAAATATTGATTGTTATACGGAACAAGATTGTTTCCCGCCAAACAAATCGTGTTTTCCGTTACAATGTTTCCGTTGCACATCAACGATAAATAACAGTATTCCCCACGTTTCTTTATCGTGATTGTGCAGTTTTGATTGTTCAGCACCACTTGGAAACGCTGTGCAGGAATAGCGGATATAGGAACGATAACAATTCCCGATAAGTCCATGTTATACCCCCCATCCACTCAAGATACTTTCTTCTGTTTCCTGCGTTTCCGTTGTTGTCGCAGGTTCTGTGTCCGTAATTCCTGTTCCAACAGTATCTGCATTGCTTTCGTCTGCGGCACTTTCTTGGCTTATCGGTGTTGCATCGTTCACCTCTACATTGGTATATCCTTGCTCGACTTGCAGAATCTCTTTGCATTCGAGGTCAACCACCATCATACTGGTGTACGTTTCAAACGCAGTAGAATATCCCTCAAGCGTAAGGCTGTTAAATACCAAGTATGGAGTAACGAAAGAAAACAACTCTGTTCCTTTCTTTAACTCCTCAAGCTTGGATACTGCACTTGAAAAATCATTATTCGGTGCTTGCAACGCAACGGAAAACGAATACTCCCTCGGCTCTGTTGTTTTGTTATATGCCGCAAAGCTGTTCAGCTCAATCGGCTCTGATACAACAGAACCACTACTCTTATATTCGGCTTTTAACAGCGTTTTAAAGTCAATGATAGGTGTTCCATCTTCACCGCTGATTGAGTACAACGAACCTTGCGCCATCGGCATTATCGTATCAGTAGTTAATAAATCATCAAAACTTATCATATTACGCCACCATTCGCCTGCGGAACAAGACCGCTACTTTGTGCAAATGCTCTGCTTGCCTCGGGAGTATGGTTGTTAACTGTTATCGTTTGATTGTTGTTTACTGTGCTTGTGTTTCCTCCGTTATCTTTAGCCGCAAGGCTTATACTGTTCCCGATTCCCGGCAGTTTGCTTGCTATTCCGTTTAAACTTGGCAACAGACTCTTAATCCAGTTCCACTTCTCCTCAAGCCATGTGATGAAACTACTCCACGCACTCTTTGCAGTATCAGCCGCAGTGGTCATCGCACCGCTGATTGCACTTCCAATACTATCGAAGAAATCGGAAATACTTTTACCAGTTTGTTTGAACCACTCAACAACAGACTTGAACATTGCTTCAATTTTATCCCAGTATACAACGAGCAAGCCGGTAGCTGTTGCAATGGCAACAGGAATCCAACCGATTGCCGCAACAAGCGTCGCTATGCCACCTACCAAAATCAGCAGGAACGTTGTTGTTTTTCCAAGACCTTGTCCCGAAAACAGATTCCCCACAAATTTCATCAGATTGGTTATCGCTGCTCCTACACGCTTGAATCCTCGTATCACTTCTTCGGGAGAACCAAAGTTTTTCCATATATTACCAAACGCAGTTTTCCCGCCTTTTGCGTACACCCACAAATCTTCAAGAAGTAACAGAATCGCACTCAAACCGATAATGAACAACCCAAACGGATTCGCAAGCAAGGCTCTTCCCAAAGCAATGATAGCTTTTAACAACTGCTTACTGAAAACAGCCGCCAGTAACAATACCGCACCACGTAGTACATCCATGTTCTTACGCAGGAACATAACACCATTCGTGAGATATTTAATCACCTTTGATGCCGTATTCATTATCTGCATAACTATTGGAATGAACAGCGTTTTTATTGCAGACGTAATATCCTTGATTCCACGATTCAAAGCCGCAACAGCTTTTGCATCTTTTGCGGTATACACGCCGAGTTCACGTTGTCGGGCAATCAATTCCTTCATGCCCTTCTCGCCGCTCTGTAAAAGCTTAATAGACCCGCTATCGAACCCCATTGTGCGAAGAATGTTTGCAGACTCGTTTTTGTTCATGCCCTCGATTGCCTTGCTGATTGCTTCCATGGAATCAAGTACAGGCTTCTTGGCAAGTTCAGTTGCGTCGAGGCCCATCTTCTCAAAGAACGGTTTCATTCGTCCGCTACCAGTTACGGATATTCTTGTCAAGCTGTCGTTCAACGTGTTCAGCGTTTGGGTAAACCCATCCATGTTTCCGCCACTGCTTTCAACCGCTCTGCTCCATGCCGTAAGGTCTTCAATGTTGGTGTGCGTCACCTTTGACAAAGTATTCAATTGTTTCAGCTCGCCGTTGATAGAATCAAAAATCTTGGCAAAAGAAAACCCCGCCATCAGCGGAGTAAAAATCTTTCCAACGATTCCGCTGAATCCCGTCAACAGCTTGCTTTTTGTTTGTTCAACGCCCTTGTCCACACCGCTGGTATCAAGTCCCAGTGCAATAACAAGCTTATCTACTACGTTCATTTGCCTTATCCTCGTTGATGCTGTTGATATAAGCTATCTCATACATATCCAACGCATCTTCATAACTGTATACTGTTTGCAGTTCGTACAATGTTGCATACTTCCTTGTTATCAGAACAGCAAACAATGCACTTACATTCGGGAATTTTTCCCAATTTCTATCTTCGCCTTTGAAGTGGTAGATTGGGAGTTCCCGTCTTCCTCGAAAAAATCGAAACTGATTTCCAATGCCGCTTTCTTCAGTGCCAACAATGTCCAAAAGCTTTCGATATATCCGTTAACAGTTTCGGGAGTACACTGTTCTTCCATGTTGCCAACGATACGATAACAGCAGGATAACAGAGTATTTGAAATCGGCTCTAACTTTTCATAATCCAACTTTTCGATTGCGGACATCAGCACTTTCGAATTAATCGCCAGCTGCGGATTTTCACGAAGTTTATCAACGTCCAATTCCGCAATGTCTTTATTAGCCACAAGCAACAAAATCTTGATAATCAGCTTTTCTTGCTCCGTTGCAGGTAACTGCTTTACTTTAAATTTCAGCATGTTGCCTTTATCGTTTATCGTTACAATTTTTTCTTTTAACATGCGCCCTCCTAAAATACACAAAAGCGTCCACAATGCATTTAAAAAGCGGTACATATATAAACATATACGCACCGCTTTTAAACACTCTTACCGGTTACATAACGCTCATTTTTTCAAAATCAAATCCATAGGAAACAGGGTCAAGCGTTTTCTTTAAGCCCGGCAATACCTTGCCCGTTTTCAGCACACCGCCACTATAAGTGTACGTTCTGTTCACTGCAGGAACTTTAACAACCAGTGTTACCTCGTATGTCCTGCGGTTTTTCTGACTTGCCAAGTACAGATTGTTTAAATACTGCACACTGGGAGAAGCCGCCTCAAACTTAATCGTTACGGCTTTGATGGACGGAACATAACCTGCCGCCATGTAACCATCAACACCCATTCGGGTTTCAGCAATGGTATCTTCAGACTGGTCAACCGCTTGGTCAGTGCTGAAGTTGTTCAGGGCGAAACCAGTGGGATACAAATCTTTTACAACCATGTAAGCGGTTGCGTTCGCAGAAGTAATGTTATTCATGCAGTTTCACCCCCTCTTACATGAAAGCGGTCAGCGGAATGTTCAACTTGTTCACGCTACCGCCATAGGTATACCACAGATTGATGATAGGAGTACCACGTTCGGCACGAACCACAGCACCGGGGTCTTCCACTTTATAGAAGTATCCCTCTGTGAACAGTGCTTCGGTAATATCTTCTCCTGCTTCAATATACAGTTCGGATTTCTGTTTTTCACTTAACTTAACTCCTGCATCAATACATCCATTGAAAATGGCAGTATTAATCGGGTCTTGCAACCAAGCGGAAATCTGCGTATATCCATCATCGTTATACGGAACACGTGCCGCCATCTTCAGACCATCCATGCAGGAAATCTGCACAGCAGAACGTAACCAAATAGCGTTAACGTAAGCGTCAAGCCATTTATATTTTCCACTTACTGTGCCGTTGTACAGGAATACAAATTCGGGATTCCGTGTTGCCCAGCGTCCGTAATAATTCACGCCAGCCGCTTCAAGGTTGCTTGCTTCCGCTCCATCAGTAACCACAGCCGCTAACCCGCTCTGCGATTTGAAAGCGAAATTGATGACACCCTGTCTGCGGTTCCAATCGATAGAAGCCGCTTCTGCCATAATAAATACTGCATATTCCGCAGTACCATATACAACAGATGTACCGCTATACTGTGCGGTTTCGATAGCATTTCTAACGCTCTGTGCGGTTGCCGCAGATTCAGAAACGTATGCACTAAACAGGAAAGATACGCCCTGCGAACTCGTCCACTGTGCAAAACCCATGATTTCGTCAGAAGTCATGCCATCCACACACGTAAACGACACCCAGTTTTTCGTATTTTCGATAACATTAGTCATTGCCTGTACAGGGGTCATGCTATCGCTACCAGTACTGATTACTGCACCCGAATTTTCGGTCATTCCCAGCATAGCGGAAATATCTGTGCCTTCTTTTCCTGCGGTAACATAGGAAATAGTACTGGTCGCACCAGTGCTTCCGTTGGTAATAACGAAGCCTTTAGTAACACTGGAATATACAACAGTACTGTTCGGCACGTTAACAATGATAGCGTTCTGAATTACCCGTGCAACATCGCTTAACGATTCAATCTTAGTAAAATCCAGCCCAGTATACGTCTGTTCCGTTCCGTTTAAACTGATTTTAAACGAGCCATCAGCAATGCTCTGAAAATCTCCATAAGTTGCAGAAATTTCAGCACCAATAATGCTTGCCCCCATAGCGATAGAACCCCTACGGGCAAAATACAGTTTTTCAGGCTTACGGAACGAATTGTCATAGCCTAAAAAATAATTTGTTGCCAGTGCGTATTCTTTGGAATCTACACCGAAATAGCTTCCAACTGCATCAGCAGACGGAAAACTCAATAACTGCGGAAACGTACATAAAGGATTATCGGTCAGTAATAAACCGCTCATCACCAACTGTCCGCTACCGCCGTAAATCACTCGGGGATTTACACTTACGATATAATCGGCAGGAATTGCCAATCTAATCACTCCTTTCATGGTTCGTGATGTACGTCTACATTCTCAATATATGCAGATACCGCATTTGCCGTTTCCTGCGGCAATACTACGCTATCCCATCGTGAAAGATGTAATACAATGCGGTATCGGTGTATATACTGCTGTTCTTCATCAACACAAGGCAGATATTGCACATCTTCCGCATAATCAAGATTAATTCCATACTCGTTAAAAAAATTACAGCCTACGAACGACCTACCCACGATAGCAAGCGTGGTTGCACGTTTCGCAAGCTTTTCTCTGTCATCACCGCAAAAGTCAATATTAACGATATATTCCCGTAACGTGTATAACGTCACTTCTGTATCGGAATACCGCTCAACATTAGTGCCTATGCGGTTTATTGACTGGTCATAGTACATTGTCCAGTCATTTACTTGCGGCAACGTGGAGCGATTCTGATAGCCTTGATACAAGTTATC